CCACCACGGGATGACGAGGCCGGAACCGTTTGCCGGCGCTGGGGATGGCGTCCACGTGAGAATCGGGATGGTCGTGTAGATTTTGGTTTGAACGGAACCGGACTGGATGAACGATCCGTCCCAGTTGTAAATCGACTCATCGAACGTCACCGAGGCATTGTCGAAGGTCGGGCTGCTCATGTGACGAACCGCATCTGATCGATGTGCCACACACCGTTCATGCCGTTGACGGTGAAGCTGCCGAACTTATAGAACGAGTTTTGTCTACCGCGCGTGGCATCGGTCATGAGAATCGCCAGCGGAATCTTGACGAACGTCCACGTGCCTGCCGTCAGGTTTCCGGGCGGCGTCGAATAGGCTGCAAAGTTGGTTGTTGCTCCACCGTTGATGAGGATATCGTCCTGATTTTCGACTGCCGTTCCCAAACTGGTCGAATCGTTCTGATCCGCTTTGATCCAGAACTGGAGGTAGTTCCATTGCCTGACGTTCAACTCCCACGGCGTGGCCCCATTGCCGGCGAACGGGTTGAAATACGGGATTGCACCGATCGAGTTATCCCACAGCCACGTGAGCGTGTTGCCGGTGTTGCTATTCGTCCCGCCGGCCGCCGAGTTCCAGATCGGTTCGTTGTTGAAGGCGTTGTCGTGCAGGACGCGCACGCCGTTGTTGACGTAATCACCGTAACTCGGTGCCGATTGCGCGCTTTCCACCCCACCCACAACCGCCGTGACGAGGTAGGAGTAACCGGTCGCAGCCCACAGGTCGTTCGTTCCTTTGGTGCCGCTGACGCAATTGATGGCCGCGGTGTCTGCGTAGGCCGAATCGATGCCAGTCTGTGCCATGGCCGCATTGCGGCCGCCCACCGCGGTACCGGGTCCGCTGCCGCCCTGCCCAGCAGAGGCCGTTGCGGTGGCGCTCACGTAGTTGTTATACGTCGATAATGCAGTTCCCGCGGGGATCGACGCGAGAGACACGTAATTGAGCGCCGTCGCCTGCTGTCCGACCGGGATGGTTGCGCGGTAGATGTTGTAAGCACTGGCCCCGGAAACGGACAGCCAGCCGATCAATGTGGCGTTGCCATTCTGCGGTTGGAATCGGTTTGGCTCGCCCGAGTCATTACCCGCGTTTTGGACGGTCTGCCCTTGCAGGAGCAATTGCACCCTCGTCGGGGAGGCACCCGAGGCACCGAGTGTCTTCACTGCCACACCACCGGATTTCGGCCCGGTCCCCGCGGCCTGTCCCGTTCCGGCATTAATCATCGCCACGGTGTACGTATAGGACGTTCCCGCGGCTGCGCTGGTGTCGGCGTAGGTGGTAAGGTTCGTCGTGCCAATCGGCGTCGAGCCCTTATCGTTCCTGAACACCGCGTAGCCGGTCACGAAAGCTGCGTTCGGAGCCGCGTTCCAGTTGAGTGTGCAACCGGTTGCCGTGATGGAGGATGCGACAAGCCCCGTGGGGGCCGTCATGAACGCGACCGGCAGCGCTGAGTAGGTCGCCGGCAGTTGCGAGATGACCGGCTGAACATTCGACGTATACCACGCCTGCCCCTGCTCGTTTGTATTCTGCCCAGAAAAGCACCAAAACACATGCGATTTCTGCGCAAACTTGCACGCATTCCATATCGCCGTGACAGCGGCTTGTGATGCGGTTTTGGTCGATGACGGTACCTCCCGATCATAGTCGTCTGACTGAATCTGTCCGATGCCGTTGCATTGCCAGTCGTAGGCTCCTGGTTGGGGTGGAAAGTTGTACTGAGTCGTGAACGTGCCGCCGATGAACAGATGCTCCGCGGTCGAGCCGTGCCCGTAGTACGGCGGGCCGGTCTGGCCGGCAATGACGTCCACCCACGGCGTGAACGGCGCGGTCGGGATCTGCGCAAACGCCTGACCGGTCACATCCGAGCCGCCAAACGTGACCCCCGCGGCGTCGAGCGCGATCATGTCCGCGAGGATCTGCGCGTTGGTCTGCACAACACCATCTGTGCCGGTCAGAGTGTAGGACATGTTCGAGACGACCATCGTATGCGGGAACGCCGCCTTCCACGCGCTCATCAGGCCGACGTTTAGGGTGCGCATGGTCTGCGTGGTCGGAGTCGATGGGGTCGCAACACCGTTCGTAATGACGGTGGAATCCGCGGTTGGCCGGCCTACGAATCCTCCTTGGCCGGTGATGTCGAGCGACATCTCCATCTGCGACCCGACCATTTCGATCAGCGGATGGGTGTCGTAGGTGTAGCCGGTGTAGACCACGCCGTTTGCCGTGAACTGTGGCACCGCCCTTTTGGCGATTCGCTGGACGAGGTTCTTAAAGCACTGCATCACGACCGGGTGATAGGCCACCGCACTGACGATCTCGGTGTAGACCGCCGGCGTAAAACCGCTGTTATAGCCGCTCAGCCACCAGCCCCATTGGTTCGGGTTGGGACTTACCGGGATGTTGGTCGATACCATCGTCCCGTCCGTGCTTGTCAGATTTCCGCCACAGTTAATCACCCAGTCCGGCGAATATCCGGTTGCTTTGTAGGTGGTGTAGTTGTTTGCGTTCGGACTGCTCGACGGGCCGAGATCGCGGTTAGCGCCGATGTAGACGACGAGATGCTTGCCGGGATTCTGTGCCTGAAAGTTCAGAAAGGTCTGATCCAGCTTGTAAAGCCCCGTAGGCCCTCCGGGTTGGCCTGCGGGAATGTCGCCCACATTCCCTTGCGTGGGCTCCAAGTCATACCAGGAGAACTGGATCGCGATGCCTTGCAAATTCTGCGGGGCTGCTGCCAGCCAGCCGTATTCGACGTCCTGCTGGCTCAGGGAGCCCCAGTTGTAAGTGAGCACGTAATGGCCTGGGTTCCACTTCGTCGCCTGCACGACAGCCAGGGCGGGGGTGGTGGCGGATGCGACGGCAGAGCGTGGCGACTCCCCCGCACTGTTTACCGCGGTCACCTGATAGTTGTACTTGAGGGCTGGGGTTAGCCCTGAGTTGGTAAACTGGGTTGCCGCGGTATTGCCGAGCAGCGCTTGGGTGGACGAGTTGTAGACGTTGTAACTCGTCGCCCCGGCAACCGCGTTCCACGATTCGAGGGTTGCCGTCGATGACAGGGGCACGGCGGTAAAGTTGGTCGGCGCGGTCGGGATCGTGACCACCGGGTTTTGGGTCGTCGCAATCGCGATATTCGAGAATGCCGAAGCCCTTGCTGGCGTTTCTGTCGTCGTCACCTGACAGCGGTAGTAGAACGTCATCGACGCCGGCAGCCCACCGGACACCCAAGATGTCGAGGATGACGACCCCATCGTGGTCCACGGGCCGCCGGGATTGCCGGCGATCTGGTACGTGAACACCGAAAGCGTCGGCGGGCCGGTATAGGATGCCGTCAGATCGATTTCGGACGCCGACACGGTGAGCGCCGACAGGGACGGCGTGGGGACCGGAATGAGCGCCGGGGCCGACGATCCGATCTGAACGATGCGGTATTTACGCCCCACCCGATACTCCCGAAAGTACCGCACGCATCAAGGAGGCGGGGCAGCGGTCGGGGCCGGGGAGGGAGAGGCCCCAGGTGATCCGCCGCCGCCACCGCCTAACGCTTGCTGAGCCTTGGCAAGGTTCAGCGCTGACTGAGAGACTCCCGGGGCAACCTGCGCCATCTGCTGCGCTTGGGCTGCTTGCGCGTTCTGCTGACGCAGTTCCATCAGCGCCTCGGGGTCGAGTAGCAGGTTGGACGGGAACCCGGACGCCTCGAGGAAGTCTCGTCCCGTCTGATCCCAGTCCACCAAATCGAGTATCTGCGGTTTCACCGAGGCGAATTGCGCGAGCCCCTGCACGCCCTCCATGATCGTTTTCGCCTCTTCCGCCCGCATCAGTTTCGATAGGGGCGAAGTATATTCGATCTTGAGCCCCTGCCCAGACCGCAGCAGTTGCATCGGCGGGGGTGGCAAGAGCCCCGCGTGGTGCAGGATGTCGATCTCCCGGATGATCGTCGGGGCCAGAAACTCGCTCTGCTGCCGGCCCATCGTCGGGGCGATCAAGATGCCCTTCTCCTGGGCACGGATCAATGCCTCAGTCGCCGTCATGTTCGGCTCCTGCGCGAGGATCTGGAACAGACTGACCAGGAACGAATCGTTGATGCTCGTTGCTTCGAGCTCCATCAGTTCCTTGCCGATGTCGAACCGCCCCTTCGACTCCAATGGCTGCACAAGCGGCGTGCCATCCGATGACAGAGCGCCGTAGTTCAGCGCCCCGGATCTCAAGTTAAACTGCGTCAGGGCCCCTTCATCGGTCAAGAGCAACGGCGGGTCCACAGCCTTCTGTCCTGCCCTGAGAGCCGTTTTCTTCATCTCGTTGAGGGTTCGGATCGAGGGAAGGGCCACAGAGGCGGGTGAGCGTCCGTAGTGTTCCCTGGGGGCCATCCGGTAGCGGCTGATGGCGTACGGGAAAGAGCGATACCCGCCTTCTTCGATCATGTACTTGTGTTCGGCAAAGATGTACCACGAGCCATACGCCATGCCCTTCGGTCCTATAGCCCCCGGAACATGGCTGTTGTTCGGTTTGACGGCGTGCAGGATCTCGAACACCGTGAAGGGTGCCTTGCGGTACGCCTTCTCTACCACGTCCGGGCATTTGTCGGGCCAGCGCTCCATGCACTGTTTGGCGGTGTACTCGAATACGCGGTACACGCTGTCAACCATGCCTGCGGCATTGAGGGACCAGACAATCTCATGCAGGGGGATAGACCGATAGAGCAGGTTTTTGCCTCGAACCTCGTCAACCAACATGGCGGAATTACCGAACGCTCCCAAACCCAGATAGCACTCGCCGGTCTGCGAGGCGTAGTTGGCTGCCGGTCGATAGCGCGCTGCAAAGAGGATCTTCCTGACTTTCTGGCAATACGCTTGGGTTTCCGGGTCATCAACTAAATCCTCGTCGGCCGGAGTCAGGTCGTGCCACATCTGAGTGCGGGGGGTGAGCAGCTGCTCGATCCATGCCGCAAACCGCTCATTGGCCGATATCGCCGTGCCGTCGAATATCCGCGTGGTGCGGATGATGCCCTCGGAGTAGTGGCCGATGAAGTCATCCCATGCCGGCAAGACATACTGCGCGATCACGTCCCAGAGGCTGCGCCAGTTGGCCTGCTCGTTCCACAGCGATTCGTGTTCGGCAATGAGGCTTTTGGCGTCGTCACTCAATGGGATTCGCCCGGCAGCCGCTCGAAGGGGTAATCCATGAGGGTGAATTCCGACAGAACAGGCCATGGATCGTTCAAGGCCAAGGCCCGGTTATAGTCGGCGGTGAAGCTGGGGTCCGTCCCATAGCCCTGCACGAGGTTGAACCAGGAGAGCAGTTCCCATGCCTCCCGGTCGGTCAGGGTGACTGCGCAGGTCAGATGACGGCCGGGGACTGAATGCAGATGCGCATCCAATGAGCGCGCCTTGACGATGGCAACGGGTTCCATAGCTTAGCGTGGGATAGGGCGGGTCTGAAAATCAACGGCTAAGCAAGGTCTGACTCGTCCCGATCCAGCCCCCTCGCATACCGCACTTTGCGCGCGGGCCGCATCATTGCCTGGTAGCGCCGCGCACGGTAGAGGAATTCGGCCCAGTCGACGCCACCGGGGGGGCGGATCACGGGCTGGGTGTTCGGGTTCGATACCTGCCGTATCCATTGGTCGTAGGTGTCTTCGTCCACGGAATCGGTCATGTCAGTGCGTACTCCGATCTCGCTTGCGTTCGTTTGCCGGGATCACGCAGCGACTGCGCCAAGGTCCGCATGGCATCCGCTCCGTGACTGGTCCAGTCGTGTAAGGGTTTGTTCGAGAACACCTTTAGTTTGTCGTCCCACGTTTTTTGATACTGCCGCAGACCCGAAACCCCGCGTTCAGTCTTTGCTCGGTCAAAACGGCTTCGACCCAGCAGCACGCGCACAGCATTGATCCCGTCGTCAACCGAGGCCCGCGGCTGAACCCGCACCGGACGCACTCCGAGCGCTTTAAGCGTTTCCAATCTGGATGACGCATTGTTCCCCCATTCCCGTGCCTCGATGTCATGGGGACATGCGTGGTACTCGTACAGGTAGTCTTTTTCCTTGAGAATCCGCGCATAGTGATCTGCTCCCACGCCGCTGGCTTCGTAGTAGTCGATAAAGTGAATCTCGTATCCTACCTGCTGCGCAAACCAGATCGCCGTCGAATCGCCAACCCCGATGTCCCACCCTGTGATGACCGGCAACCGTGGATCGTGCGGCAGTGGCGCAATACGGCCTTGTTCCTCGGCTTTGGTGATCTGCGCGCCGTAGTAACTGCCCGGTATCGCCGCGTCCCAGGAACAGTAATACTCCTGATTAATGATGTTGTTGGCTTCCTCGTCCCCCCGTTCGGTCGCCAACTGCCGGCGGATGACAGCGATCTGAGCATCCGAAAGCGCACCCGTATCTCGGACCGTGAGAACCTGGCTGAACCAATCAGGATCGCTCTGGCCCAGCTGAAATAGCTTGTGGAAGTGATTTCGTCCGCGAGGCGTGCCATTGAATATCGCCCAGCCGTTGTTCTCCCGCAATATCGGGTCGAGGTAGAGGTACGAATCCGGGTCGGAAAGCATGTATTCCGAGTACACAATACCGCGCGGACCAGAGCCGATAATCGCCTGATAATTATCGCTTCCCGCAACCTGCCATGTGGAGCCGCCAAGGCTTCTGTCCAGCCGGATAAACATCTCGTGATCGTTTGTTGATTCCCGTATCTCCGGCGGAAAAGCCCAATCGATGCGACGCAAGCCGCTGTGTGCGTCCACAGCAGTCCATATGGCGCGTCTTGCCTGATTGGCTTGGGGAAGCATGTAGACGTAGGAACCGGGCCGCTGGACGGCTTCACGGGCTGTCCAGTGCAGCCCGACATCATCCTTCCCGCTCCGCCGGTGCCACGCAAAGAGAGCTCGCCGAATCCCCTGTTCCAATTTGGACCAGCCGAGCATCTGATATGGGCGCGGTCGCCACCTGTTGGGTATGAATATCTGCGAAGTTGACGACATTGATACTCACCCTGACTTCGCCGTTGACTTCCTGCTCGATGCGCCCGAGTTTCGGCTTGACGTACTCGAGCATGGTCAGGAACAGCGACAGCGCCTTCGCCGGGTCGACCGCGGCAGTCGCATCCAGCCACTGTTGGCATTTATCAATGTTCTGCTCGGCGAGCATCCGCAAGGCCGCCGCAACGTCCGTCGAGGCGCGGTTTTTCGTCCCCGGTTTACGCCCTGTGCGCTTCAAATTGGCCAACGAGGCAGCTGTTACCGGCATTTGACCGTCACCCTAGCGATTTTCGCTAGACGTATTGCGCTGCATCATGCATTTGCCTTGCGCCGTTTCTGTTCCGCGATTGCTCCCTCGCACAGATCCGGTGAGCGCTGGCCGCGTTTGATGGTCTGTTCGAGGTAGTCATCCGGCACGTCCGCCCACGGTACCCCTGCGTGCATTCCCGATGGCACGGGCCCTGATTCGGTCATTTCGAGCGCTGCGGGGTCTGGCGCATGAGCCCTTGCTACGTCATGCGTCGACCCGCCCTGCCTGGGGGCACCGAGGCCCAAGTTGGCGAGCACGAAATTAGCCAGTTCTTCGGCGAATCGCTGGCCTTCTGTCCCGTAGAATTTGCCAAACACGCTTGTCGGCGCACCCACACCCGGCATGCTGACGTAACTGCGTAACTGCCCGGTGGCGTACTTGACCACGTGATGCTTGATGAGCGATATCGCTCGCTGAGTATCTACGTTCACGGGATCGCCTCGACTATTTTCACAAAAGCGTACGCGCCAAGGCACAACAGCCCACAACACGCCACCGCCAACCCAACCAAAAACACCAGCCCATCCCTGTTGAGCGGCTGGCTGTCCGGTCTGTCCACTCCGTGTTCCGTCTCATCGCGCAATCTACGCATACGCCCTCCTGCAGGCTTCCCGCCTCAACTCGTTGCAATGTTCCACCACGTCCGCAATCGACCGGATCACGCGCACCGTTCGACCACGCCATTTACGCGCGAAATCGATCTGCCCTACAGATAGATCGCCGTCTTCCATCTTGATTTCCACCCATGCGTCCACCCCGAGAAGGCCGACCACCATGTCGGGTACGTCACCACCCAAAATATGCGTGTCGACGACACTGGCACCGCATTGCCGGTATGCCGCGTCAATTTCACGGTGATTCGCATCTCTGCGTCCCTGGGCGGCCGGATGGCGCAGGGCGCTCATACCCTCGCCTCCGTCTCGTTCGCCGCTCTACGGGCTTTAGGGGCGGTTTTACGGGCGGTTTTACGGGCGTGTAGGTTGCGCCGGCGGGCTGTCATGAATTCAAACCCTTGCGCGGCCCCCAGGTAGCTCACCATCGACCGGCTCACCCCGTGCTTGTACGCAATCACTTTGACCGGCAACCCCTCCAGGTAGTCCGCCATGATTGCTTCGCGTTTCGCGACCCGTTCCGGGGAATTGCGCGTAGGCACTCGGCCGGCGAACAGGATTCGCGTGATCTGGCGCGTGCGCAGGTCGAAGTCGTGCGCCAGCTGCTTGATCGCTGCGCCGGCTTTGCGGCGGGCGCAGATCGTGGCATCGCGGTCTATTTGGGATTGGGTTGGCATAAACTCTCCTGGTGCGCTTTCGCTGCGGCTTTTGCCGCGGTCAGGCTGGGGTACAAATCGCCAATACGGGCAAACGGGCCGCTACTGGGCTCGTGCCACACCGTAAGACCCTTGACCGTGCGCACGATTTTGTAACTGTCGGCGCGCAGGGCGTGCGCCTGGTATTCCCAGATCACGCGACTTTCCTCACAAACGCTGCCGTAAACGGTCGCTTGGACGACTCCGCGCGGCAGAATTCGCGGTATGCCTCGAGCGTGTTTTCTTTCACTTCGCCGATGGCCTTTAGCCTGCGCACCCACGCCGCTACGAATTTCGCCGCGGTCGCGTCCGGGTCGTGCTCGAGCGCCAGCCCGGTGAAAATGTCGACCAGTTCGCGCCTCGCTTGCAGGCACGCCGCCAATTCCGGCGACGGCGTGCAGTCGCGCATGCCGTAACCCGGCACGAATTGGCCTTTCGACCCCAGCCCACACCGCGCGCGGACGTGTTGCCATAAAATTCTGTTGGCGAAGTACTCGAGGCAATCCGGGTCGGTATCTGCTTTGGCCTTGTCGCGCTCGACGCTTTCGGCCTGGCTGCGGCCCTTCTTTCGCAGCGCCCACATGGCCTGCACCGAGAGTTTTTCGATACCGTCCTCACCCATCGCCGCCTCGACCATGCGCGTCCACTCGACCAGCGAGAGTTTGCGAAAGGCAGACCAAAACGACTCAAGGCGTTCCGGGTTCGGCATTGCGCCGCAGCCCATGCAAAGCTGTCGGCTGAGTTTGTCGAATGCTTCGCGGTCAGACGTTTGCATTTTGACGCTCCAGTGCCTCCAGTTCTTCGGATGACAAAGGCGGGATGTACTTTTTTGTGCTGTGGCCGTTGTAAGCCGGTCGGTCGGCATCCTTCCGGCACCACACCCGCCACGCCGCATCCCAGTCGTGCTTGCGCGCGCTCGCCCCGCTCGCCGCTGCCCAGTAGTCCGTGAAGTTCTCGAATACGCGGGTTGGGTCTAACCCCTGCTGTTCGGCATAGGCGCGTCTGTCGGGTGTCAGTTTCCAGTCAGCCGGTAACCGGGTTGCGGTGGCGGGCGCAGCCCTCTTACGGTTCAGTGATGGTTCAAATGATGGTTCTATGATGGTTATGGGTGCATCTCCTGCACCCCCGGGGTGCATCTCCTGCGGGGGTGGGGGTGCACGGCGTGCGGGGGTGGGTGCACGGCGTGCGGGGTGCACGCGCTGCGGGGGTGCATCTCCTGCGGGGGTCACCGCCATCAATTTTTGGGGGTCTACAAAATACGAATGCGAGTGCCCGGTCTTCTCGGTAACCTGTACAAGCCCCATCTCCACCAATCGGCGGATCGCTCCCTGTACCGCTCGCTCGCTCATCGAGCACTTTGTGTACAGGGCTTTGATGCTTGGCCAGCAATGGCCCTCGTCGCTGCAATTGTCCGCAATTCCCAATAGAACGAGTTTGTCCGTGATCCGTTCCATCGGCACCGCCCACACCAGCGTCATCAGCCTGACGCTCATATGTGGGCTACCGCACTGTGTGCGCTGTCTGACAGACTGACCGCAATTCTTGGCAGTACCATTAACGTGTGCAGAATCATGTCCTGTCGTTTCCTGTCAGCGCTTTCCTACATGCGTTCGCACAACTGTCCTACATACTATCGAATTTGACCGCTATTTACCGGGCGGCGGGTAGATATCGGGTCTGATCTCGTGGCGCGGGATCTTGGTCAGCGCTTCGATGTGTAGCACCCTCTCGACCGGGATGCGACGCCATTTGTTGACAGCCTGGCGCGAAACATTCAAAGCAGCAGCGAGCGTCGTCTCGCCGCCGGCCGCTTCTACCACCTGATCTACTGTTTTCATGATGCCACCGTACACCAATTCGAAAATAATTACAACCGGGTGTTGACAGGTAGCGCAACACATGGTTTACTACACCCACGGTCGAAAAC